GGGTTAGTTCCTCTTCCTTGGAAAAACTTCCTAGAAACTTGTAAATCTGCCGATGACTTTTCTGCTCTAAAACAGGAAAGTTTCGCAGAAAACGGCGAGGCTGACAATACTGAAGAGCATGGTACTGGTATCAATATCCGATACCGTTTTGTGCCAGAATATGGCTTTACTAATGTTATGGTAGGCTAAAGTTCACCCACGATTCCCTAACCCTCTTATTGAGGGTTTTCGTGGTATAACTAACCCATTTAAGAAAGGAGAAAAAAATGGATACATATAGAATAGAGAAAATTGAAAACCCTGGTCCGAAATTCCCTTGGTGTGTGCGAACCGAGAGACAACAAAAACGTGGAAGGAGTGGGTATTTGTGTAAAACCAAGACAGAAGCAGAAACTGTTTTGGCAAGCATGTTTGCTACATCAAACATGGATAAAGAACTTAAAATCTTTGACATAAGGACAACTACTACTTATAGCAAAAGATATTTTATTAAAGCACACAGCAAGGAATCTGCTGAAGCATTAATTGTTTCTGAAGATTACAAACATAGATGACTGTAAAGTTGAGAATATGTTGGATACACAAATAGATTCTGTTACAGAATCTGACGAGGATTATGTGTGGTGGAAACACAACGATAAGTAAACTAACCCTAAAATTAAATGGCTCCTCTGGGAGTCATTTTTTTGTTCTAGAATAAAGTCCTTTATTTTTATTAAAGTCCTTTACTTTACTGTACACTCCTATAGAATGAGTGGTAGTTAATTAATTAAAAGGAGAAAATTATGCTAACTGACTTAAATAGAAAAATGATACGACAATACAGAGAAGGCTTTGAAGCTACTGTACAAAAACCTTTTTTCAAAGAACTTTACGAAGAAGTTCTAGCAAAAAAAGCTGTCAAACTACAACGAGAGCATTACAAAGTCAACCGACTTATTAAAGCTGGTTGGGTTGGCGAATGCGATAGGGATTTTCTTTTGTTCACAACAGACCTTAATAGTCTGGTGTACAAATTAAATAAAGCTACGCAAAAAGACAGAGAAATAAAATTCTTCTCTGTCCTTGCTGCCTCACAAAAAAGCAACTAAATTTGCTCACAATAAATGGCTCCTCTGGGAGTCATTTTTTTGCCTGTGATACACACAGTTTCTCGACGAGTCTAACTGGAGAGTGGACTTATCGAAAGTGCTTAAAAAATAATTCATCTTTTTTAATAAAACTCCTTTACTTCCTTCTAGAAGTAGATAGAATGTATTGTACATAAATAAGAAAGGAGAAAAATATGTATAAAGTAATCGACGAAAACTCAAGAACCTACGCTAATATAGAAAACCTAAATAAGGCTATCGCTAAATTTGGTTTAGAAGAGTGTCACCCAATTATAGTTGGCGTTCCTGGTACAACTAGAGTAACCGCAATCTTCCAACTAGAATGGGTTACTAGAGCTAACCGCACTATTCTAAGTGTTGCTGGTAACGGTTTCTTGCTAGTCTAATTCTAGCCACCCCACTAGCCGAGTCTTATACTCGGCTTTCGTGGTATAAAACTAAGAAAGGAGAAAAAAATGACTAATCTAAATAACAACTTCGGCGAATGGATAAATAGCGAGGAGTTTACTGCTCTTCAAAATGCACCTGCTACCGAACAACCAAAACGTGTTTCTAAGCCTCTACATAAATGTGGTGCTTGCAACGGTTCTGGTACTTGGGTCGGTGGCTATGTAAACAGATACCAAGGTAAGTGCCATGCTTGTAACGGTAAAGGTGGCTTTAAGTCTTCCGCCGAAGATAGAGCAAAAGCCAAAGTTGCTCGTACGCAAAAAGTTCGCTCTGAAAAACAGAAGAATGTCGAATTGTTTTGTCTTGAGCATAATGACCTTCACACTTTTCTGGTTATGCAATTTAACCAAAACGATTTTGCTCGCAGTCTTGTAGAAGCTGTTCAAAAATATGGTGACCTAACCGAGAAGCAACTTGCTGCTGCTTATCGCATGGTTGCTCGCCAAACAGATTACGAAGAAGGCAAAAAACAAGAAGCTAAACCAAAAGCTTCTGTCGATCTTACAATTATTAAAGGTAAGTTGCTTGCTGCTTCTGCCAAAGGCAAGAAAGCTCGTCTCGTTGCTGGCGAAGGATACAAATTTACTTTGGCTCCTAACACTGGCAAGAATCCTGACTGTGTGTATGTTGCTTTTAATGGCGACTACTTAGGTAAGATTACACCGACTGGCGAATTGTTTGGGTACAAACTTCCTCAGAAACATATTGACTCTATTCAAGCGATCGCCAAGGATCCTCTCGCCGAAGTCCTTGCTTATGGTAAGAAGTCTGGTAGATGTGGTTGTTGTAATCGTACGCTTACCAACCCACAGTCTATAGAGCGTGGCATCGGTCCAATCTGCGGAGAGGATTACGACTTATAAGTCTTGCCTCTTGACTGTTGTTAATGGCTCTTTCGGGAGCCATTTTCATATTGGTTATTGGCTTATTCATGAGGAATGGATTTGTTAGATGGTGTTCACGAAAAGTTTCTTATTGGCTAATAGGCTAATAGGGTCTTGCCAAAAGACTGTTGTAGAAGAGAGTGTAGCGTATTAGACATGGATATTAGAGGGTTATTAGATGTGAAGACTAATATGGACTATATATGGGAAACCTTTACCATAGCAAGAGTTTAGGTATAGAATAGTGGAAACACGCTCTCCATTGACCTTATATAGAGCAGTGCATGACGGAGGAACTGTGGAACATAGACCCAAAGAAAAGAAGTTGACACCAAAGCAGGAGAAGTTTGCCCAAGCAGTTGCATCAGGAACTAGCTTAAAGGAGGCTGCCGTCCTTGCTGGTTATTCACACAAGAATGCATCTAGAGCTGGAGCCTTCTTGGCGAACAACGAGCCACTTGTACAACGGAGGATACAAGAGTTGCAGAACAGAGGTGCTGCCAGAGCAACACTGACATTGGTCAATCACCTCGAGAATCTAGAAAAACTGAGAGACCAAGCGATGCAGAACAATGCATTTGGAGCAGCAGTCACAGCCGAAGTAAGTCGAGGCAAAGCAGCAGGATTATACATCGATCGCAAAGAACTGACAGTCAACAAGACATCGGACATGACAAAGTTGCAGATTATCGAGAGAATCAAGGAACTTCACGAACAGTCGGGAGGCATACTACCAACAACTCCATACACTGTCGAAGGAGAGGTGGTCGAAGAGCCTGTTCCCGAACAACAAGAGTCAATCAACAAATGACTAGGATTCTTTTCCTGGAGAACTCATGGTTTCTTGGCTCAGAGGATGATGACCCCCCCTGCATGTATGACCTTTATATAATAACTTCGCGTTGGTTCCCAGTCCTTGTTCCACAAAAAATTTTGCAACAAAAATTTAAATGAACGACGATAGCCTAAAGCATATTCCCGAAGAACTCTTGACCGAGCACCTCGAACTATCGGAACGATTGGCGGAGCTCCAGAAAAAAGAGACTGTTCAAACTAATTTTTTACCTTTTGTCAAAACCATGTGGTCTGACTTTATAGAGGGTGAGCATCATCGGATCATGGCGAAGGCTTTTGACCGTATCGCATCAGGCGAACTTAAACGGTTAATCATCAATATGCCACCACGTCACACCAAATCGGAATTCGCCTCTTACATGTTCCCAGCATTCCTAGTCGGCAAGAAGCCAGGACTCAAGATTATACAGGCAACACATACTGCAGATTTAGCTGTTAGGTTTGGTCGTAAGATTCGTGACCTTGTCGACAGCAAAGAATATCAAGATATCTTCCCGAATGTCGAATTGAATCCTGAAAGTAAAGCAGCAGGTAGATGGGAAACAAGAACGAAAGACGGCACGATGAACGGTGAGTATTTTGCCTCTGGTGTTGGAGGTGCATTGGCAGGAAGGGGTGCGGATTTATTTATTATCGATGATCCTCATTCCGAACAAGATGCCATGAGTGCTAACGCACTTGACGATGCTTATGAGTGGTACATGACAGGACCTCGCCAAAGGTTACAGCCTGGAGGTGCCATCGTTATGGTTATGACACGCTGGTCTAAAAAAGATTTGACTGGTCGCGTTGTAAAGAAAATGATGGAATCGGATGCAGCTGACCAATGGGAGATTATAGAGTTCCCAGCTATTCTGCCTTCGGGAAAACCTCTTTGGCCAGGATATTGGCCACTTCCCGAACTAGAACAGATCAAAGCATCTATCTCTCCAGGCAAGTGGTCAGCAGAATATATGCAAAACCCAACAGGCGAAGGGGCGAGTATTATTAATCGAGAGTGGTTTAAAATTTGGGATCGCGACAGTCCACCACAGGTCGAATACATGATACAAAGTTACGACACGGCTTTTTTAAAAACTGAAAGAGCAGATTTCTCCGCGATCACTACTTGGGGGGTGTTCTATCCTGAAGGGAAGATAGGTGACGAAGAGTACTCAGGCAATGAAGCACATATTATATTAATGGATTCAGTTCGCGAGAGGCTTTCTTTCCCTGAACTCAAGGTGAAAGCATTAGAACAATATAAAGAATGGGATCCTGAAAGTGTGATTATCGAAGGCAAAGCTTCAGGGATGCCTCTTACTCAAGAACTGAGAGCATTAGGAATTCCTGTTCAAAATTTTACGCCAAGTCGTGGTCAAGATAAGATTGCTAGATTGAATGCATGTACTCCATTATTTAGTGGGGGTTATGTTTGGGTGCCAGAAAACAACTGGGCGGAACAACTAATGGACGAAGTTTCTGATTTTCCTAACGGTGAACACGACGATTTAGTCGACAGTACAACGCAAGCACTTATGAGATTTAGACAAGGTGGATTCGTTAGGCTTGGTACAGATTACGAAGAAGAACCAAGGTATCGTAGGAAACGAGTTTACTATTGATG